TTCCATACGTCATCAGCGCCATCAGGGAGCCATACACGGTCAAAGCGCCCTGTTCGGTTTCGGTGGGGTTGCAGTCCGCAGGAAGAGTGCTTACCTTCTTCTTCCACAGGCCGTTGCCCAGCGGAGCAAAGACAACATGGCCGAGCTTCCGGGCCGGGCTGTCGAGGTAGAGCTTCAGCTTCTTGTCAGAGCGGAAGCACTTGATAGAGATGCCGCTCTCGACAATCTGGATTTCCACTTCTCGCAGGGGAACCAGCATCGAACGAACCAGATCGTTGTGCTCATCCCGCCATGCAAGGAGCTTTTCGATGTCCGCCGCTGTGACCACGATCTTGTCCATCATCCAGAATCCCTCCCAACAAATGTGCCGGCATAAAGCCGCCCGCCGATCATGTAGTGGTAGTATTCATGCCCACGCTGGATGTCGGCCTGTCTGCCGGGCATGGGCCGCAGAACCAGCGGATGCCCAGCAACCTGCACCACATACTCTCCAGCGGGGATGAGCGCTGCCATCCACGGCTCCACCGGGCTGGCCCGAGCCGGGCAACCATCCATGCAGCAGGTGGCAGTAATCGGGTCCACGTTCATGGTGAACATGGAAAGCTGCTCATAGCCGCTCATAATCACACCCACGCCGGTTCGACGGGCGACTCAGGCAGGCTGCACAGCCAGTCGATCACATCCTGCGGGACTTCTTCGGTCTGCCATGCGTGGCCATACTGGTAGCCGCAGACCGGGCAGGGTTTACCAAGGATGCCGTCGGGGTGTTCATCAGGGTGAAGCCATCCGAGGGTCTTTGTTTCGGTCGCTCCAGTCATCCCGGGATAAAGCGGTTTCTGCGGCTCGTAATACAAAGCCGCCTCGCCAGAGATTTCGTGAGGGAGCGTAAGGCTGTACGGCAATTTGGCAACTTCGATCTGGTCATCGCTCAGAGCAGCGGTCATGCCATCGCAGAGCATTTTCCACGATCTTTTCTTCAGGGATTCCTGCAGCCGGAGGGTTTTGCTGTTCAGCCGATAGTGGTACAGGGTAACAGGCGTGACGGCCAGCTTGTCCCAGCCAAGCTCCTTCTGATGCTTGCAGTACGGCCGAATATCGTTCAAATGCCACTCGTCCCAGATGGAGCAGAACTTGTCGAGCATTTCCCGCGTCCATTCATCGCAGGGGCAGCCTTCGCGGATTTCATCAACGCACTGGCCGGCGCTGCCACGGTGGCCACCGCTGCGCAGAGGGCCGATAACGCCGGTGATGCTGAGTCTGCCATTCTCAAATTGGATTTCGCAGAATGCCCGCGCAGTCGCTTCATTGCCGCTGCTGGTGTAGACCTTGCATAAACACGGACTAATAATCTTTTTCATATCATTCTCTCCCCTTTCGTGCTTCTTCTGCAATCTTGTCAATGTTGCGGTTGAGCAATTCGTTCATGTCCAAGAGCCGCTGTTCGAGGATTTCAAAGAACTGCTTCGTGACGGTCTCCCTGCTGATGACGCGGCAGTTGCAGTGGACGGCGAGAATCACGTCATCAAACGTAATGCCGTCCAGCAGGTTATCGCAGGCTGCTAAGTCATCGCCAAGAATCCATTTCCGTTCTTCCATTCGGACCTCTCCTTTCAGATGGACGCGCAGAAGTCGCCGAGCTTCTGCCACAAGTGGAACGTCTTCCGGCTCATCTGTACGGTATCGGGAACGCCCCGGCCGACCGTCCAGTTGTGAGCCATGCGGAACAGCCGCCCTGCGGCCTCCCGCTCCGATTCGCTGAAGTCGTTCAGCCATGCCCTGCGGCGGCGACCGCTGCTCCAAGTGCAGCCGTAGCGAACCATGCAGATGAGGTCGTACGGGATGTTCGCCCGGACTTCCTCAACGGTGAGCTTCATCATCCGCTTTGCCATATCACTCATCCTCCTTAATCCTGAAAAAAGCCATTGCGCTTGCCTTGATGCTGCTCGGCCATCCGTCCGGGTAGGGTCGCTGCGTACCATCCGTAAAGGGAACAATCGCGGTGGCCTCTACGGCCAACATCTCGCCCTCGTACTGGTAGGGGCGGCAGCGGAACGTGCGGAGCTGGATGCTCTCGCATTCCATCGTACCAGCCCCCATGCGCCGCAGATCATCCGCGTTGCGTGCTGCATTCGGGTCATACCCGGCGGCTTTCATGTGGTCCAGAACCGTCATATCAGGCAACCTCCTTTCCGACAACATTCAGGCAGATGTAGAACCGGCCATCGAGGTCTTCAACCTCCCAGAAGTAACCGCCGGTGTACTTGCCATCGGTCAGCGCCTTGTCCTGCCAGAAGCCTTCCTTGATGCACTCCGTGATGGTTTCCTGCCAGCCATCAAAGCGCTCATCCCCGGCCAGTGCCTTGAAGAAGCGGTTGACCGCGGTCTGCCACATCTTGCAGTCGGTGATGAGGTCGGCGCAAACCATGCCGTTCGGCTTGTTCACGATGGCAACCAGATTGACGTCCTGCCGGTGTTCGTCCTGCTCGAAAGCCTCGAAGCTGCTGTATTCTTTCACCTTCAGCATTTCTAAATCCTCCGTGTTTTGGTAAGTTGTTTTCCGTATCTTCATTCTAACTTACCGGTCTGGTAAGTCAAACGTATGCTGAAGTTTTCACAAAAAATTTCACGGTATTCCGAAGATACTTTATGGAGGCTTACCCTACTTTACGGCTGAACCTTTCCCAGAACTGCTTGGCGATGTAGGGGCTGACCGGGGTGATGGTATGATGCTGGCATCCAGAAAGCTGGTAGAGGACGGTGAAGTAGTTCCCAGCGGCATCCTCGAACAGCTCCACATAGAAGTCCTCGAACATCACGGCCTTGTTCGAGCAGAGCGATTCTGCCTTCCGGGTGTCATATCGAACGCCGTCTACGGTCTGCGCTACGGCGGGGCTGGTGCTGTTGCCCAGTTCCGGGAGGCCCGCACCGTTGGCATCACTCATGGAAACCTCATAACCAGCAAAATGCAGAGCCTTTGACAGCTCATCGAAGGTGAGCGAGTTGTTCTTCAGCCGCCCGCTGAGGTTCTGCGGGGTCCAGCCCATGTGTTCGGCCAGCTCTTTCTGGGTCTTCCCTGCTCCAGCAAGGGCTGCGCGTACCATGTCAGATGCTCGCATACCATCAGCCTGCCTTTCCAGCCAGAACCCGATTCAGCAGGCTCTCGTACATAATTTGGAGCATTTCGCACTTGGCTTTCGCTGCGACCAGCTCCGCAGCCATGTTCGGATTTGACGCAGGCGTAGATACCTTGACATCCCGGATGACCGGAACTTCTTTCGTGACCTCCACGATTTTCTCTACGGGCTTTCCAACTTCCAGCTCCAGCGAGATCAGCATTGCAACCTCCACGTTGGTCATCTCTGCCGGGGTCAGGTGGCCCTTGTAGCCCAGCAGGCGGTCAACCGATACGGTCGTAATTTGCTCACAGAGGGCAGTGCTTTCACGTTCAGAGCTGCGAATGAGAACGTGCGTCGGCAGGTCTTTCTTCGGTTGGGTGGTCAGGTATACGACCTCTACTATCTCTGCACAGGCGTTGTTCTTCTCGTTGGAGACGATGATTGCCGGGCGTCCCGCCGCCTGCTCACAGCCGGTGTAGTTGTCCTTGCTCACATACCAAATGTCGCCACGCTTGATTTCCATATCCTTACTCCTCCTCTTTAGCCTGACGCTTCAGCTCGGAAGCATCAATGGTGATGCAGGTGGTGTTGGCGACGATGCCGTCAGCAATCCCCTTGCCATGCTCGTCCAGCAGGGATTCCAGCGATGTAGCGGTGAGCCGCAGGGCAGCAACCATGAACGGAAAGTCCATCAGGTCATACCGGCTTACAACGCCCATCAGCTCTTTGGTCATCGCGGTGACGCACTCGGCAGAAATGCTACGGGCATCATCGGGCTTATTTGCAAGCACTGCAAGCGTCATCCGCAGCGCATAGGGAATATTCTTGCTTTCCATCTTTCAATGCCTCCCCAGAAAGAATCTTGCCAGCCATACAACAGCCATCGCCCCGACGATTGCCCAAAAGGCAGCGCAGAGGATGTCCGTGGCCGTTTCGAGCCACTGATCTACCACGATCAACCATGCCATCATCATTTTGCCTCCCCTCAGCCGAATACCAAATCGCCAAACAGTGCGTGCTGGACAATCTCGTCCGCACAGGTGGCATCAATCTGGCCGCAGTCAACGGAGCCATCTGTGCTGTCCACAACATCGCAGTTGGCGTAGCAATTTTCGAGCCACTGCTTAAATCCAGCGAGGAACTTGTCGAGATCGAGCATATAACAAGTCTTGTCATCCTCAAACGGTTCTTCGAGCCAAACGGCAAGCTGCCCACCGCGAGAAATCTGGTCGCTTGCGTACTTCCCAAGATACTTGCCCTGCACAACAACGCGCCTGCACCAGTAGTTGATGCCGCCCTCCAGCGCAGAAACCATGATGTCATCAACATCCTGCTGGGTCAGCCGAGCCGTAATCTCTGCATGAACCTCAAACTTCTTTTCATCGGTCATCTTTCTTCATCCTTTCATCAAATTGTCGGGTCAAAAATCAGGCCATCCCACTTGCCGTTCAGACGGTCTGGGTACTTCCCGGTCGAAACCATGTACCTGTCCGGGACTTCCGGCGGCAACGGCCGCTCGTTCCTCAAATCCATACCAGCGTCGAACATCGAGAGCTGCACGGTCTGGCTGGTACGTTCCCGCAGGAGCCGATACCAGTAGATGATGTGGTTCCGAACAAGGTTCAGATTCACGCCATCCGGCCATGCAGGGTCAGAACAGCCGTTCTTCTTCAGGTCATCCCAGTGCTTATTCTCCTCCTGCAATTCCGCCATCGTTTTCTTCTTCTGCAACTTGGCTACAGAATCGACTCTTACTCTGTTCAAACCCATTACTGGAAACCTCCCTGAATCGAAGCGATATAACCGCTCTCGCCGCTTGCGCCGCGCTCTGCGGTGACGCGGAAATTGAATGCAAAGCCGTTGGCCGCAGTCTGGTTCGTGAACAAATGGTTCCGGCCATTCCGGGCCTCGGTGGTGGCGTCCTCCCATACCGGCGAACTGTCCTTGCCGTTGTTCGTGACCTCCACCTTGAACACAGCGTCAGCTGGAATCAGACCGCCTACGGTGATGGCGCAGAGCGTGATCTGGGCATCCGCCTCCATCGGCTTCGCCAGCGTGATGCTGGCGGCGGTGACGGCCTTCGTAAAGGTGAACGTCTTGGTGACGGTGGCCTTGCCATCGGTCACGGTAACGGTCATGGTGTGACTGCCGTTCGTAATTTTCTGGAAATATTCACCGGTGACGGCGAAGCTGTTGGTGGTCTTGCGGGTCGCGGTGTAGGTGCGCTTGGTCGTGCCGTCCAGCTTTTCGGTGACGGTCAGGGTGTCCCCTGCGTCCTTATCATCCACGGAGTACGAGATGGTGAAGCCGCTGGACTTGGTGCCGAGGTTGGCTGCGCTGGAGGTCGTGATGGTCGGCGCGGTGTTGTTATCGACCGTGCGCTTGGTGGACGTGGTGTAGCCGGACTGAGCGTTATAGCCGTCATACGCCTTGACACGGTACATCACGGTGGACCAGCCCTTGGTGATGGTGTCGGTGTAGGTCAGCGCATTGCCCTTGTACACCTGCGTGTAGGAGGA